CCAGCTGACCTAAAACCAGCAACAGTGATCCTGCATTGATGCGTAGCACCATCAGCCACATAACTAGGAAGTGACGTAGAACCAATGGCAACTGTGGTTGTGGTACCCACATTGCCATAAGTAGTAATACCTAAGTACCTAGGAACGGCGGACTGAAATACCGCAAAAGTATCAGCCCAATCTGGAGTGGGCAATAAGGTGTAGAACTTAAAATCTGGTCCAGGCCTTATCAATATTTCACTAAGTGACGCGGGTTCTGTCATCTCAGGTACATAATGCGGTGAGGGGTCATCAAGACTGTCAAAGTCATAAGGTCTTTCGAAGGGGTAATTAATCTCAATGAGTGGCCATATAGACTGGCTGGTTAACATCATTGAATTTCCTGCTTTGAACTTGTTACCATTGGCTGAGGCTTGGTTGGAATTGCCAACAACCATCTTCAAGAGACCATTAGTTGGAGCCTGAGTAAACCCGTACTTAACATCGACACTGCCCGAGTAGAAGGCATACAATTGAGCAAGGTAGTCATATGTATCATACTTCCATAGCTGACTTGAAAGCCTCCGTGGGAATGGGAAGGTGTTGTTCAGCTCCACATTTCTGGATGAGAATCTAGACAACATGCCCAGAATGTCGTGGTGGCCTCCCATAAGATCACTAGCGAAAGAATCACCGTAGACCTCAGGCAAACCGGCAATATCCCAAATGGTGCTCTGGAGAATTGCATTGTTGCAAGGAGATTGCAATGAGCCGAAATGGACATTAACAGCTGACAGACAAACGATGACATAAAGCACAACGGGTTTGTCAAAAGGCTGTGGCAGGTCACCTAACAGGCGCATAGAAACAGCGCTTGTTGGGGCCTCATAATTTTCAAGCCAGTGTTTCTTTTCAAGGTAAGGGACGACAAAACTGAAGTCCGTAGTACCTCTAATACTCTTCTCAATCATGGGCAAGTCACCGAACCCTGTGCTGGTACCTCCTGCGGGGACAAGATTTATGACCATTTTAGCTGAAACGTCTTGAGCAGTGCAAACTCTGACAGTAACCAACGTATCATATCTAAGGTACTTGAAGCACCTTTTCAGATACTTGAAGTAACTAAAATCGAGGGCTGGGTTCAGTGGTACGGCAATAAGATCTGTAAGATCGTTGACCACATTAATGCTATGTAGTGCGGGGGTAGCACACATCATAGCTATGTCATACTCATTACGCACGGTAGGTACGTCCTTAGAATTACCTCTAACAGCATCTCCCATAAAGGGAAGAGCTGTACCACCAGTGCCATTGAGATCAGGGCACATTTGTGGTTTGGTGGACGTTGTTGAACTCTCACGCATTAATGCGTTATAGAGATTACTACCAACCTTAACAGTAGTAAGAGTGCCGGCCGCATAACCAGCTGCGGTGGCAGCTGCTGCAGCAGGAGCGGGACTACCCCACACGCTTGACAGCGTACGGGAGCCAACTGCCATAGCTGCGCTAACCAAAGCGCCAGCTGAACCAGCAGCAGCGCCAAGCATTGATAGGATGGGTCTCTCGCGCGTAGCGAGAGTAGACTGAAACTCACCTTCAACAACACCGGAAAGCCTAGAATTGGTGAAACTGGCCCAAACCTACATCTTGGTGGAAACAGGGCTGTCGGCAGTAGTAGTATTGATAAACAACGGAGTGACTCTAACAGGATATTGCCTGATAGTGTCGAGGTCCTCAATGGCCCACATCCTAGTTCTGTCAAGGTAAGGTATGGTAAGAGACAGAGCCTCTTGTCTACTCAGATCAAGGAAATGACCATTGGCCTGAATTTGTTGGGTGACACTGGCAAAGCCAAGAGGTAAAGCTGGGTCCTGATAAGGAACAGTACTAACTAATAATGTACCATACGTTGAACGTGTGGTAGTGATCAGTATCTGGAGTTCCATGTCAGCCCTAAGGTACTTAAATCCTTTAAAAGCATGGGTGGGACCTGGTTTGGCTTTGAGCTGTAAAAGCGGGTAAAAGACGGTGGGGGTTGTGTCATCTAAAATGACATTCAGAATCAAATACTTCCTTTCAAGGATAGCTTTGGGTGTTTTGTCACTATATGGATCAAATGACAGATGTTTCTGTGTTTCAACATCAGTTTCTTGTTCCTCTACAAGCTCAATCTCAGTCAATTGTGTTTGTGAAGTTTCAGTGGGTGTAATAGGTTCAAATGTTTCGGCGGTCACTTTGTTCCTAACAGTTCTACTCGACCAAGCGAACTGATCATAGGGTAATATCTAGAGTTCCGTACAACTCAAGATTGGTAAACATGTTGCTGTGAGAACGGCATTATACAAGACAACATGAACGGTTGCGTTTATTCCCGGCCCAAGGGTATTTTAGCGTTTTAACGACTTGCTACTGTCGTGTGATTTATACTTTCACCAAAGTGCATGAGTTGGCTTAATCGAGAGCCCTCATGACGAGGAGATCATCACACTTGGAATGAGTGGGATAATTATTGCCTTCCCAGTTGGTGAAGGCATTGGACTGAGCCGCAGTGAAGGTGGGTACAGAGATCCTGTTCCTACAGCCGGCTTGACTCGCCACAAAAGCCTTACGGTACTTGTCATATTGGGTTTTGCCCCAATAGAAAAGCTCCTTAAAGGCTTGTTCAACCCTCATCTTGTAGACCTCATGATCACTAAGACTGGGGACGGTACAGCTGTAAACGAGACAATCATTGATAGCCACTTTGCGTAATGGTCCTACAATTTTGTCACCAACAGGTCTAAAACCCCTCCCCAGGAAGGTGGCTTCACTGAGCGCGCCAAATGGCCTAACCATAGCATCTTTATCATCAGCACAAGTGTACTTGATACCGAAGTCAGATTTCAATACAGATGCAATCGAAACCATGTTATAGCGATCCCTGACAAGCTCAGAGACACTACCAAAAGAATCATCACCATGAACAGCTATTGCTACGTAATCATCAAACGGTCGCTCTTGGTATTCAACAATCACTTTCTCATACACGTACTTATGCATCCACCAAACACAAAAGCTATTGTACAACGTCGTGAGAAGATGGCCTGAACTGTGACCTCTATTGACCATATAGAGCACCTTGTTTGAAACAAAGTAGTAACCATGGAGGCCTGAGAGACCATTACGTAATCTAGCCTGATCAATCTCATCAAGGTTCATCATGTTTGCTATCCACGCCAGGAAAGATTCAAACATGGCTGCTGCAGTAACAACTTCTTCCTTGCTCAAGTCACCGAAGAGGAGGTGCTCATCACCAAATGCAGTGGCTGCCTCCTTCATTCTTTTCCAGTCGCCTGAGTGTGGATTTATGCCCAATGCTGCACAGCATCGAGCGGGGTGGGTATTACACCAATGAACAACAGGACCTACCAAGCGCCTAAGAAAGACGTTGTATGCCAGATCATGACCGTTCACGAGTCGACAAATCTCCTCCTCCACTTTGTCCGGGGGAAGTAACTCATCCTTAGGGAATTGTTCAACAACGGGATCGATGGGTTCGGTTTCGGACAGTTTCCAATACTGTTCAACTCTTTCATCTAACTCGTCACTGCAGATGTTGTTGGCATAATCAACAAGTTCCTTTTTGGGCTTGTCGAAGAAGATTCCGACATACTTGGACTGACTAGCCATGCTAGGTGCGGTGTCAAAACCAAAGAGAGCTTCTTTAGTGGTCAAGAAACCTCTAAGGACGGGTTGCTCACCTTTAGTGAAACCTTTAAGCCACTGGGGTGTGAGCGTACTACCATCCACCTTAGGAACTTTGGTTTGGCCATAATTGATAGTGGCCTCAAGTCTATTCATAACAGCCCGCTGATTTATCTTAGCTGGGACTTTAAGATCCTCTGCTAGGAAATTTGCCATATCCTGATTATGTATAAAAAACTTGCTGTAAGGTGGTGCAGCAGAAGTCTTAAGGCCAGGCATCATTTCACCCACGACCTTGGCACCTGGAATTGCCTTAACTGGAGCGGTAGGTAACTTAACGTGCTGGGCCAACGTCGGGGGCATGCTCTGTAACTGAGCACCCTCTTCATCAGCAGGGTAACGATCATCATAATAGATGGGTACTACCATGGCATCATTGCCGTATCTAGCATCATGAAGTCCTATAAGGCACTTCTGTGCCGAGCCATCATAATACGGGAAACCGCATTCACCGGGCTCACCTTTAGCATCTCTAACAATGTAGTACTCTAGGTTAGTAGCCTTATACTGGCCATAAGGGGTCTGGGTTGTAAACTTCAATTTAGTATTCTTATCCAATGTAGACGTGTAAGGACCTTCCTTTACAAACATCTCCTGACCATTGACTAGACCAAACACCAATCTGTAGACGTCACTGTAACTGTGAGGGGCAGTCCTACGGCGTGGGACAACTGACCATTTGGTACGTGTACCGGGCATAATAGATTTAGTGAAAATAACATAACACAGATCTCTGTTGGGATCAGGATAGTGAAACACAAACCCTGCCCTAGGTACGGTGACATGTGACTTGCAGCCACTGTCAGGATGGTCCGGGTAAAGGGAAAGTTCAATAATCTCATCTTCCTTTTCATAGGGGGCAACCGCATGTTTGGGTATAGCAAGCCACTTGTCATCCATAAAAAGGCCCTGGACATATCCTATGTAACCTTCTTTTGTCTTGTACTCAACTGTCCAACAGTTGTTAAGAATAGAA